GGCACCGCCGTTGCAGCCGACGCAGCACACGTAGGACGAGGAGCCACCCATGACGGAACGCAACCACCAAGCGTACCGACTTCCGTTGATTCGGTGCGCGGTGTCGCGGAACAGGTCCCACTGGCAGTCGAAGCCGACGCTGTAGCCCTTCGTCCCCCACACCGGGCAGCCGTACACCTCCATCTCCGACAGCGAGAACACCTTGCCGATATCCTGCCAGCTCCACGAGTTGGAGTCGTTGAGCGCGCCGCTTGCGCTGTAACGCTCCTCCAGCAGGACGCGCTGGGTCAGCAGGTACTTGGTCAGCCCCTCGGGCAGGCAGGCCTCGAAGGCCGTCTCCCACGCCTTGAGGTTGCTGTTGGGGTAGGGGCATTTCTGGTCGGCGGTGCCCTGGTTCGTGTTGGTGGTGTTCCACATCAGGAAGCTGTCGTTGGCAACGCCGGTCACGGTCTTGGCCACGGCGATGGGCGCGGAGGCCACGAAGGCGATGTGGTGGCCTTTGCTGTTGTCGCCGCAGTAAAGGTACGGGTCGATGTGCGCCAGCAGGAAGCGCACGGACTGCTGGGCGGCGACGGCGGATGCGCTCACGAGGGGCACGTCCAGGTAGTCGCCCACGCGCAGGCCTGCGAAGTTCGCGGCGGCGATGCGCTTATGCAGCGCGTCGTACACGCTGCCGCTGCCGATCTCTCCCGCCAGGATGGTGGCGATGTTCTGCCCGCCGTACTTGCCGATTTGGCCCTGGCGGTTGTACTCGGCGTTGTTGAGCGCCGTCTGCGCGTTGCTGCGCGCGGTATCGTCGATGACGTTGAGCGGCTGGCCGCCTACGACCAGCGTCTTTGCATTTGCCATTTATCCTCCTTAGGAAAGGGTTACCGTGCTGCCCGATACCGAGCACGTGCTGCCGAACGTCACCGTGTCCCCGGATACCGACGCCTTGCCGGCAGGGCAGTAGACCGTGCCGTCCATGTAGATGAACTTGTCTGTCGCGTCGGCGAGCATCGTCGCGAGCTTGCCGTTCTGGCGGCGCAGCTCGGCGATGTCGGACTCGCCGGCGGCGCCCTGCGCCGCCGCGTTCGCGATCTGCAATGCCGCGCTTGCCGCCGCATCGGCCCTCGACGCCGCACCGCTAGCGGCGGATGCCGCATCGAACGCGGATTGACCGAGCCGAGATAGCTCAGTGCTCCACTTCCTATAGAGCTCGTCGAGCTCCTGGTCGTAGCTGACGGCAGGCCCTGTTGTCCCGTCCACATTTCCCAGGATGACGAGCGCGAAGTCCTCGGTCGTCTCGGAGGCCCCGTTGGCGCTGTAGAACTCGAAGTATGCCAGCCTGCACCTGCCGGTGCCGTTGACGGCCTCCGGCGCCAGCGTGGCGCTCACCGATACCGTGCCGACGGTGGCGGCACAGCGAGCCCACGTGCCGTCGGAATGGAGCACGCACAGGCGCGCTGACTGGTAGGTCGGCGTGTAGGCGGCGCCGTCCGTGGTGAGTGTCGCGGTCACCCGCTGGGTCTGGGTCTCGCCCCGACGCACGGTGACGCGCTGCGGGACGGTGCCCGGGCGCTTGCGCATGTCGAGTGATATGGCGTGGTTGATCATTCCGTGGCCTCCAGCGCCTTGAGGGCGGCGAGCGCGGACCTGAAGGCCTCGACCGGGTCGACGGCCTCAGTCCCCTCCCCCGTCTCGTCGGCCGTGGCTGGCTGCGGGTCGACGATGGCCGAGAGCGCATCGAAGCACGCCACGGTGGCAGCCGTGCGCTTGTCGACGTACCCGGCGGTCGCCAGCGGGATGCCGTTGACCGTGGGGTCTGGCTTGCGGACGTCCGCGGCCTTGACGACCTCGCGCGAGCCGTCGTCGTACTGGGCGACAAATATGAGTCCGGCGTCCTCGGCGCGCCGGAGCACGTCCGGGTCGTACTCCGTCAGGCACTGTTCGTTGTTTCCGATGATGTCGTGGACGGCGTAGCCCACGACGATTTTCTTGCTTGCTTCCATTCCTTCTTGTCCTTTCATCTCTTATCCGCTCCACCCGGACGGCATGGTCGACACGCCGATCAGCAGGCCGTTCTTGAACTCGAGCACCGACGATGTCTGGGACTGGTCGTTGAAATATTTCTTGCCGTTCTCCGTGTAAAGCGGATGGTATGCCGCTCCGACCTTGGTCGTCAGGCCCGACCACGTCGTGACGCTCGTGTCGGCGCTGCCGCTCACACTGAGCCTCGGGGTCGAGACTCGCACGACGCCCTGTCCCTGCAGCTGCAGTCCGTGGTAGATAATCGACGGATTGTCGATGTCATGTGACGTTGAGGAGCATTCGATGTATCCGTACTGCGTGCCGTCCTTGAACCCAGCCAGCTTCCCGCTCGAGTCGAGTTCCATGGCGTACCCGCTGCTGCGGTTTCCACCGGTGAAGCTTCCGGTCGCCGTGATGTTCTTCGCCGTCATGTAGTTGGTCGTCAGCACGCCTTCCTTGAGGTTCCACGAGTTGCGCCCCTTTGCGTCCGCGAGAGTCCCGGTTGCGATGTATGTCGCGTTGACGTAGACCCTGTTGTTGCTCATGTAGAGCCCCTGGTCGGCACCGTTGTTGGTCAGGCGGTCGAAGATGGCCTTCTGGTCCATCTGCTCGTCGTAGGCGCTCAGGATGCCGTCGGCGTAGTCCGACGCGTTCTTCTGCTCGATGGCGTGGCGCGCCCCGGTCGCGGCATCGGCGTAGTCCTTGACCGCGCTCGAGTAGGCTCCGAATGCGGCGTCGTACTCGTGCATGGCAGCCTTGAGCTCCTCGGCGGTCTTGCATATGAGCACCTTGTCGACCTTGTCGGCATAGGAGCCGTACGTGCCGCCCTCGTCGGTCGTGCCGAAGGCCTTGGTGTAGCGGGGGCCGAGGACGGACGAGAGGAACTGGGCGCTGAGGGCCTTGTTCGACTTCAGCGCGTTGTACTGGCTCGTGAGCTCCTCGCGCTCTTTGTCCACGTCCTGCTTGGCCTTCTTGACCGCCGCCCTCTCCGCCTCGGTCACCACACCGTCTTTGGCGAGGTCCTGCACCGTCGTGTCGAGGCCGTTGAGCGAGCCCGTCAGGTCGTGCGCGCTCTGATAGGCCTTGTTGTACGCGGCTTCCAGCACCGGCGCCGTGTGGGTGACGCTGCCGTCGCCGTAGGTGACGCGCTCCATCGACCAGACGAAGTATCCGTTCGACCATTGCGGGAGGTCCTCGGACCATCCCAGCTCTGGGTTCTGCGCATTAATTGGCGGCACGCTGTCCGACTGGTTCCTCGCGTACAGCTTCACGCGCGCCGCGATGGCGCTGCCGGCCATCTGGTTTGATCCGTTGATGGCCTTGGCGAGGCACGGCGCGGTGTACGTGACCGAGCCGTCCGTCCACGTGATCTTGCTCCTCGTCCAGATGTACTTGCCCTTCGCCCACGCGGGCTGGGCCTCCGACCAGCTGCCGCCGGACTGCGCCGTGGAGCTCGTGGAGAGGTAGTACTGCTCGACGATGCCGCGCACGCCGGTACCGGTCGAGCCCTTGTCGCCCTTGGCGCCGTCGATGCCGCTGATGCACACGGGCTCGCTGTACTCGATGTCGCCGGACTGCATGGTGGTCTTGGTGCGCGTCCAGATGTACTTGCCCGACACCCATTGCGGCGCCGTGGTCTGCCATCCGCCCTGCGGCTCGGTGACGCGCGACGTTCCCTGGGCGTACTCGACGTCCACCGACGCTATCACGGCATCGGCGACGGCGATGTCCTTGTCGCCGAGCTTCGCGCCGGGGCCTAGATGGACCTCGCTCTCGTCGAGGTTCCAGTAGTTCTTGCCGCTCCTGTCTTGGATGGTTCCGGCCTTGATCAGGTCGCCCATGAGCGTGCCGACCGTGATGAGGTCGGCGGTGAAGCCCGCGCCGGTGCCGAAGGTGCGCCAGTCCCACGAGCCGTCGGCCTTGCAGCCGGAGGCGATGCGGAAGCCCTGCGAGCACAGCTGCATGGCGCTGCCCTTGCCCGTGGTCGAGCGGCCGTTTGCGTCCATGGGTACGGATGCGTAGATTGTCCCCTGCTCGAAGCTGGTGAAGGTGTAGCTGCTGCCGGACATGTTGAACTGTGTGTTCATCGCGTCCACGACCTGCTGGAGGTACGACGGCGGCGTCGATGCCGCCACGTCCCAGCTGGACGAGCGCTTGGACAGGCTGGACACTTTCTGCTGCTGCGCCAGCAACATGTCCGCAATTGTCTCGGTCACGTTGCCGAGCGTCACGCGGACGGTGCCGCCGAGCTCATCGGTGACGAGCTTGGTCACGCGGCCCTCGCAGCGCAGCGCCGGGCTGAATGCCGTATCGACGATCTGGACGTCGTCGCCCACGGCGACGCCCTCCCACTCGCGTCCGAACTGCACGAGGTCGACGGCGTCGGCCTCGTAAGTCACTCCCGGCTCTTTGCGGGAGTCGAGGTACGCGCGGGTCTCGGCGAGCAGCGTCGCCGCGTCCTCGCAATTTGGATTTTCATATTGCCCGAACACGTGCGCGCGCCCGCCCCTGCCGTCGGGTCGACCGTAGAGCTTGAGCGCGGTCGCGTCCTCCACGTAGTTCTTGCCGTTGTTGATGTCGCCGAAGGTCAGCTTGCGGCCGTATCCACCGGTATCCGTCTCGATTCCCTTGCCGTAGCCGTAGCAGGCCGTTATCGCCCCGTAATGCTCGGTGCGGGAGACGGATGCCAGGTCCTTGGTGTAGGTGAACCGGCGGTGACCGCCCTTCGCGCCTCGATGCGAGCGGATGCCCACCCTGCGAGAGGTCACCCTGCCGCCGGATACGGTGATTTCAGTCTCAAGCTCACCGCCGCATTTCAAGATTGACTGGAGAGCCTCGCGCGCCGAGGTGTGGTAGAAGGTCAGGCCCTTGTCGACGGTGCCGGTCTGGTCGACCGTTCCGGCGGTCCAGCGGGTCGGCCCAAGGCAGACATTCAGCGCCTGCAAGAAGCCGTAGCCGTAGGGGCGCTTGTCCTCGATATAGTCGCCGTACGTCTCGCAGATTGAGTTGATCGCCGTGTCCGTGTAGACCGTATCGCCTCCGGCGTGGAGGCCCTTGGGGTCTTGGCAGACGTGCTCGTGGACCTTGCCGAGGCGGTCGGCCCACACGAGGCGGTAGCCCTGCTTGAGCGCGAAGGTCGTGACGATGTCCACGCTGTCCTCGCCGTTGAGCTCGTCGGTATGGGTGAGGGAGAGCAGCTCCTCGGGGCCGATTGTCGATACGTAGGCGTCCTGCCACGTGTATACGTCAATTCGCACCTAGAGCCACCTCTCCTCCCATTCGAGCGTCGCGGTGCCGCCGCTCGTCTTGATCTGCTGCACGCCGTCGAGCGAGAAGAAGTCGCTCGCGACGGTCACGGGCCAGTCCGCGCCGTTGACGGTGCAGCGCTCGGCGCGCATGTCCAGCACGACGGTCTGTGCGCCCGTGAACGACGCCTCGACGCGGACGAACCGCCCGGTCGAGACGTTGGTGATTGTCCAGCTCGAGCCTGCCGGGGGCCTACACGTGACCGTAGGGTAGGCCCTGTAGTTGCCCCCGGCGGCGACGGCGCGCTGGGATGCCGACACCTGCTCGGAGCGCCGCTGCCCGTAGGCGGCGGGGTCTGCACAGTAGAACCCGAGCGTGAGATTCGGCATGTGCGCGTTGCGCCCCTGCTCCGCCCCTCCCCTGTAGCGCGCGAGCATGTAGCGCTCGGGAGCGTCGTCGAGCACGAGGGCCTTCTCGCCGCCGGACAGCGCCGAGGCGAGCACGGCCCTTGCCTCGGCGACCTCGTCGAGGGAGCCGCCGACGATGTTGCAGTCGACCGCTATCTCGACGGGCTCGAGGCCCGTGGCGCGGACGTGCGTGCCGTCCATGCCGGGGACCTCGGTCTCATCGAGCCGCACCTTGGGGACAACCGGTCTCGTGACCTTGGTCACCAGCAGGTACGGCGTGAGGTCGATTCCTCCGAATATCATGCGAACCCCCTTGCGGCGAGCGTGTGCCTGCCGCGCATCGCGATGGCGGAGGAGACGCGCTCCGAGTCGATGTACAGGTTTCCGTCCTTGTCCCTGATCTGCTCGAGGACGGACAGGATGCCGGCGAGGGCGTCGTCGGAATCCTCCTCGGGACGCGCCGGAGTGTAGACAGCGGACGGCGCGACGGTCAGGCCCGTCGAGAGCATCCCCTGCGCGGTGTCCATGGCGCCGCTGATGGCGGAGACCACGGTGCCGGTGCCGGAGCCGATGCCCTGCGCCCAGCCCTGCATGAGGGCCTTGCCCGAGAAGGTCGTGTAGCCGTGCCCGGAGAAGGGGCCGACCTTTGCCGGCGAGAACGGGAAGAAGGAGCGGATTCTGGAGACTGCACCGGAGACCGCCGAGGTCACCGAGCCGATAGCGGACATGATGCCGTCCTTCAGGCCGTTGAGTATCGACTTGCCGGAGTTGAAGAGCCAGTTGCGCGCGCCCGAGAAGAATCCGGTGATCTTGCCCTTGATGCTCGTGACGGTCCTGTAGACGGAGTTGATTCCGTTGGACGCCGCGCTCTTGATGCCCTCCCAGATGGACGAGCAGGCGCTCTTGATGCTCCCCCACATGCTCGACCACGTGGAGCTGATGCTGTTGAGCACGGAGCTGATCACGCCGCTGACCTGATTTATCGCCGAGTTGACGGCGAACTTGATGCGTCCCCAGACCACCTCGGCGAAATCGCGGACGGTGTCCCACACGCTCGACCAAACCGAGCTGATTCCATCGAGCGTGGACGTTATCACGGACTCGACGACCCCGATGGCCGCCCGCACGGCGAACTCTATCTGAGACCAGACGAGCTCGGCTACCGACTTGATGGTATTCCAGACCGTATCCCAGTCTCCGCTTATCGCGGCGGTGACCGTGGAGATAACCGTCTGCACCACGGCCATCGCGACCTGGACGGCAGTGGAGATTGCATCCATCACGCCAGTCAGGACAGCGGAGATCACGGGCCAGACGGCATTCCAGACGGCGGAGATGATGCCCATCGCCACCTGGATGGCGCCCTGGATGAGCGGCATCGCCGCCAGCACGGCGGACAGCACGGACTGCACGGCGGGCATGGCGATGGCGACGAGCTGCGAGACGGTCGTCATCACGTCCGCGATGACACCGACCAGGAAGCCGATGACCGGCGACAGCGCCTGCACGATGCCGAGCACCACCTGTATGCCGGTGGAGAGCACCGGCAGCACGGCCTGCGCGATGTTGAGCAGCGCCGTGCCGATTGGCGCGATGAGCGGCGCGATGAACCCGATTGCCGCCTTGATGCCGTTACCGACGGACGTGGCCACGCCAAGGATGGCCTGAAGCGCCGAGCAGATCTGCGAGGAGTCCAGCTTCGGCAGCTTGATACCGATGCCGGCGAGCGCCCCGACGGCGATGTTCCACGCCGTGGCGAGCGCCTCGGACACGATGGGCGTGAGCACCGACGCGATGCCGGAGAGCGCCGCGGGGAGCGCCTTGATGATGCCCTGCCCGATCTGCGCGACGCGCGGCGCGATGTTCTTGGCGACCGCGCCGACGGACGTGAGCAGCTGCCCGGTGAGCTGCGAGAAGTCCACGTCGTCTCGGCCCAGACCGGTGAGGAAGTTCTCCCACGATGCCTTGGCCATGCCGATGGAGCCGGAGATGGTCGTCGCGGCTTCCTTGGAGGTCGTGCCGGTGATGCCCATCTCGGACTGCACGGTGTGGATCGCCTCGACCACGTCGGCGTAGCTGTCGATGGTGAGGTCGGCGGTCTTGCCCTGCGTCGCGCGCAGCTTGTTGGCGTCCGCGATGAGTCGCTCCATCTCGGACTTCGTGCCGCCGTAACCCAGCTTCAGGTTGTCCAGCATCGTGTAGTTTTGCTTGGCAAAACCTTGGTAGGCGTTCTGGACGTCGGCCATGTCCGAGCCCATCTTGTTGACGTTGTCCGCCATGTCGCCCATCGCCGTGTTGGCGGACTCGGCGGCCTTCGCCACGTCGCCGCCGCACGAGCTCACGAGCGATGCGGCGAAGCTGGTCGCCTGGGTCATGTATTGGTTTGCGCTCATGCCGCACGTCTTGTACGCATCCGCGGCGTATCCCTGCAGTTTGCCGGACGCGGAACCGAAGAGCGTATCGACGCCGCCGACCAGCTGCTCGTAGTCGGCGTATGCGGATACCGCGGCGCCGCCGATTGCGGTCACCGCCGTGGTGAGCGCGCCCATGCCAGCCGCGGCGAC